TATGCTTATCCAGAATTGTTTACAATCTCTACACCTGAATTGGAAAACAACTAATCATTGTTAAAAAATCATAATATTGGATAGTTGAAAATATACTATCCAATATTTCAATAAAATAATAAAAATTAAAATATATAAAATATTATGGCAGTTTGTCTATTAAATCAAGATATTTTACTTTCAACCGCTTGTGGTTATTCATTGAAACAGATTACTGACTTGTATTTAGCTAATTACAGTGATGTAACAGCAACTACAATTGGTAAACCAACAGGTGAAGGCACGACAGGTGTTGAAGTATTAACTATTACAATGAAAGCTGATGCTAAGTTCTATCACATAGAACCAGCTAAAGATTCAGCAACATATGACGATGCATTACAAGTAGGTGATGGTGGTTCTAAATATAGAACTTCAACTGTTACTTTCAATATCAGTGGTGCTTATACTCCTGATATGGTAGATGTTATTGATGCTCTTTCATTAGGTCGTTACATTATAGTTGCTAAGTTATCTGATGGTACTTATGTAATGTTTGGTCGTTTGACTCCTATGGAAGCAAATGCTACTTCATTACAATCTGCTGCTGAAGCAACAGGTTTCAATGGTATCACAGTTACATTTACCAATAACAACACTGAAGCTCCACTTCCATTAAGTGCAGATGCTATCAATACTGTTTTAGGTACAGCAGGCGCATGAAGAGCAGCAACATTTGTTGCAAGTAAGACAAGAAGTAAAAAAACAAAATAGTTTTAAGGGATGTAGAATGGCTACATCCCTTTTTTGTTTCCAATATGTTTAAAGAAAAATAGATTAGGTTTATGATTCAAGAATATAAACAAAAATGTGGATATAATATTGGTAGCCTGAAACCATATATATACATTATATTGAAAAACGGAGCATTAATCAATTACAAGGTTGACAATGGTTTGGTAGATGCCAAAAGTATTACTGCAAACCATATATATAAGCTTTATGGTAATAATGTTCTGCTTACAAATGAAGAAACATATAATGAACGTTTCAATTTCTCTTCTGAAGTTTCAATAACTATAAATGAAATGATTAATGAACCTTGGTTTTATGCATTAGGAGTTCTTAGAAACAATATGTTCTATGTGGTGGTTGAAAATATGCAGGGCGAACAGTTTATACAATCAGTTGAATTCCCAAGTGAATTCACTTATAATTATACTTTCAATAATGGTTCTGTTGCTGCAAATTACAATACATTAACATTCAAATGTCAAAGCAATATTCCAACCATGCTATTAGATAATAATATCAATGAAACGCAAACATTGATACCAGAAAAATGTGGATATAATATTGGTAATGTGAAGAATTTAAAACTATGTAATTTTAAAAGTACTTATATCAAGAAATTAGATAATTTCAAATTCGAAAATATATTTACCAATGGCGATGATAGATATGAATTGGTTGAATTTAATAAGGATTCATTTTCTTTCACTGAAAGTTATCAGAATGACAAATTTACAGATACATTAACATTTACTATACCATTAAGTAAGTATAAATTTGTTTTTCATTACAATTTGATAGAATTTAAGAAAAATCGCTATACAATTACTTTTCAAACATTGAATAATGTGACAATTGCATCTGGTTTTGAATTCGGTTATTTTCCAAGTTATACCATTCAAACCAGTGAAGATGTAAATACACCAAATACAATCACAATCACATTAAAACATGTTGGTGAAGAACCATTGTTATATACATCAGATGAAAATCCTTATATTGTAGATACATCTTCAGTAAGGACACCTCTTTCTACAATACAGACACCTGACAATGAATTCATTTCAACAGATGTCTGTATTAATGAAACACAAGCTGTTCATACTTTGGTACAGGAATATACAGTAACAGGTCAACCTCTTAACAAATATTGGTGTTTGGAAGGATATGAATTGAAATATAATTTCTTGAATATTGTCGGGACTTACACTTATTATGATGATTTTGGTTCTACAATGATTTTTAATTCAGCAAAATGTGCAGTTCAACAAGATTGCCAGATAATAAAATCATTGCCTGTACAGATTATATTCACTAAAATCAATGAAAGTGTTACATATACCATACAATCCACATGTGATTGGTCATTGAGTGGTATTCCAAGTTGGTTGAATGTAAACATAACATCAGGATTGGCGAATGAAGAAACAACTGTTGTATTAAGAGCAACACAGAATCCCACAGCAGAAGGGAAATCATCTATAATAACCATGACATCAGGAAATGATACAAGACAAACAAATGTGATATTGCAGGATTTGTCAGCATGGATTTCACCATTGTCTATAAGTTGTACTGCACAATCACAAACAGTAAATTCATTTTTATTGAATGATACTATTTCAAGTGATGTGAGTGTTGTGGATTCAGGTGGTACTACTGTTTCTTTCCAACAAAAAAATATCAATATATTGGTTGGAGAAAATAAAAGTGAAGAGAACCAAAAAACATATAGAATAATATTGAAGAATAACAAGTTGAATGATACCAAAACAATTGTTGTTATACAAGACAAAATATATGTTGAATATAAATGGTTAAGTGAATCGGCTTATATATGTAGTGGAAGAAACTCTTATAAGGAATTGACAAAGTTCATAGGTTATACACCTAATAATATCAATATACAAACAGATGTAGTTATTGCTGGTGAATTGATTAAGGAAAATGATGCGAGATGTGTGGCTACAATGACAAGATGGAAAGATACAAACCAAACTATATGTCAAGGTGCAACAAAATATGCCCTTCAGGAAGAAGAAGTGTCATATGATTATGGTGCTACATGGGAAAAAAGTGGAAATACAAGACCTGGTTCTGTTATTGAAAAAGATTCTCCTGACTGTTCCAATCAATATACATGGGTTTATGAGAACACAAATATCTGTATAAATGGTAATCTTTACAAACAGTATATCAAATATTATAATGATGGTATCAATATGATACCGACAGGTGATACAAAAATAGGTGAGGTTATTGAAATACAGTCTCCTGAATGTATGAGTGCTGAAGATAATACAATCCAATATACATTTACATATGACACATTGATAACAAATACCGTTTTAAATAATCTAAAAGTAAGTTCAGATACCAATTTTAGTGTCAATTGGGGAGATGGAACTACCAATAACTATCTTGCAAGTGATTATACTACTTTAAAATCGGTAAATCACATATGGGAAAAAGCTGGCAGTAATAATAGTAAGAAATACACTGTGTTGATTACTGGAGGTATCAGGGAGTTAAGGTTGGATTATCCTGACCAATATCAGTCAAGTGGTTGGTTCTATACTAATGTTGATGTTGATAAAGGCATTAATTTACAAAAGTTATATGTAGAACATACCAAGTTTACTACATTGGATTTGACACATAACAGAAGTTTGTTGGATTTAGAAATCATTGACAATTATCATCAAAGTGGTCTTACAAATCTTACATTACCTCAATCAACAAGAATCCAATATATCCATATAGGTAATCAAAGCGGTTCTGTTATCGGTTATATAACAGAACCACAATTACAGAAAATACTGGATGACCTTCCTCAATATGATGGAGTTAAAAGAGGTCTTGTTGATTTTTGTTGGAACAGGAATAAAGATAATATAGATTTGACATGCGGACTTGATTATTCTGAATTGGAAACCAAGAACTGGTTCAAGTCACTTCCTTGTTGTGCCAATGTAGGTTCAATCAAGTATCAGAGAGTTTCTACTGAAGAAACAAGGTGTGAAGATAACTATGAATTATGGTCACTTGATAAACTTCAATATGCTGAATGGGAGATAATGGAAGGTGGAACAGGACGATGGGGTGCTTGGAAAGATGTTACTCCCTATGCTTATTTCCTTAACACTTTGATTGAAAAGAATTCAATAGAGTGTGGTTATGTTCCAACTGAAGTATATGAATGGAGATTGACTGATACTATCATATGCAACGGTACTACATCTTATTATCAAGAACAGCAGTATGTATCTGAAGATAAAGGTCTTACATGGCGACCTGTTGAACCGCCTAAATATCAGCAATCGTCTCAAATCAGACAAGAAGATGACCCTGATTGTGGGTTTGTTCCACCTGCTGATGCCATATACAGATTTGTAGATGTACCTGGCGAATGGTTATGCGATGAAGAAGATACAAACTGCTTAATTGAAAACGCTTGGATTCCAATAGGCTTTCAATGGAATGGTTCAGGAAATGGTGGTACATTTACAAATAAAACAATTACAACAGTTCCAACTATTTGTGATAGTTTTAAACTATATACAGGAGAAAGTCTATATAAGGGATTACAGTTGGTAAAACAATTTCCTTCATATGATACTACAAACATGGAAAGTATGAAATCAATGTTTGAAAATTGTATATCAGTAACAACTTATCCTGCATATACAAGTAAGAATGTAAAGGATATGTCAAGGATGTTTTATAATTGCAACAAATTAGTTTCTGTTGATTTTGATAATACTGCACAGGTTACTGACATGTCTTATATGTTTTCCAAATGTAAGAACCTGATTTCAGTAAAAGGTATTGATTTGATAAGATGTTTTAACATAAACAATATGTTTGACAGTACATCCACACAATATAATAGTTTGATAACTGTTCAGATAAAGAATTGTAATGTTGATTTGGATATGAAAACATGTTTCAAGGTAAATCATGAATCATTAGTATATATTATTGAAAATTCAATAGGTAGTTTCAATTGGTATATCCCTAAATCAAGGGCAGATTTATTAACTGAAGCTGAAGCAACAAAAGCTGCTTCTAAAGGTATCAATATAATTGTGAATTAGTATATGATAAAGGGAGAAGTTGAATAATATTATTTCATTTATCCCTTTCTTGTTTTAATATGTTTAATTAAAAATAATTTAAATATGGCAAGTTATTGCAGATATGTAAAGCAAGTGCAGGAAGTAAGTTATGATAACGGAGTTACTTGGAAAAAAGTGTCACCTGAAGTCACACAACTTGGTGCGCTTATAGGGTGTAACGACCCTTTATGTGGTTTTGTTGAGCCAATTTCAAGATGGGTAAATTTAGATATAAACACTGATTGGATATGTACTAATCAAAATAAATATTATAAGCAAAAGAAACAATGGTCATATGATAATGGAGAACATTGGGAAGATGCAGACCCTATGGAATATCAACAAGGAGAATTATATGAACCTCAATCTTATGATTGCGACTATGGTGTAACATGGGTAAAAAGTGAGGAAGGTTACATATGTGAAATAGTTCCGATGGTAAGATGGATTGTTGTTGAAAATGATTATATATGTGGAGATGGAGTAAATAAATATACAAAATATACTAAAGAAATTGAACAAAAATCAATAGATGGTGGTCAGACATGGGAAAATACAGGTAATGAAAGAGGTGGAGATGTTATTGAATATAATAGTGCCGATTGCGGTTATTCTCCAAGTTTCAAATATACAATAAGAATACTTCCAGACGATGTTGATACAACAGCATATCCATATAATTTATACACAATTGGAATTCCAATTGCAACTGATGGTTATGATGTTGATTTTGGAGATGGACAAAAAGCAACAAACGTTGTTTCTTCTTCTGATGGTTTATACAGACATGTATATTCTAATCCAGGTACTTACACAGTAACAATTACAAATTTAAAACCAAATATTGATGTAAGAGAAGAAAATGGAAATATAAGTATCTATGCAAGTGCTATAATATCAGCATTTGCAGCTAGAAATGATAAAAAAGATACATTAAATTTATTTAAACGCTGTTTGGTTAGTATTGATGATTGGGGTACAATGACAACAAGCTATACTTATAATGGTGTAAAATATTATACAAATATGTATTATGATAGTATATTTGGTTTTTATGATTGTGAAAGATTAGAAAAATTACCTGAAAATCATATTGAAATATTTAATAATGGATATTGGCTGAATGACCATACTCATCCAATGTACATACACTGGTTATTTGCGAAATGTCCAAAATTACAATTGCCTAATGATTTATTTAAAAACATTATGTCTATGTTTGACCCAAGCTCACAATGGACTAATTATGGATTATTAGAAGGTAATGGTTTTGAAACAATTCCAGAAGACTTATTTGTTGATTGTACTGAACAATTATCCTTCAATAACATGTTTAAAGATTGTAAAAATTTAACATCAATACCAAAAGGTTTATTTCAGAATTGTTATAAAATGTTGAATTTAAACTACTGTTTTAGTGGATGTACAAGTTTAACAGGTGAAACTCCTACTGTTAATATTGATGGTGTTGAATATAAATTATGGGAAGTTGCTGGTAAAGGTAATTATCAACTTAACATTTATGGAAAAGGATGTTTCCATGATTGTACCAATTTAGCAGATTATGATAGCATACCTGATAATTGGAAATAAAAAATAAATTAATATTATGGCTACATATAAAAGATATTATAAAGAAATTAAATATTATTTAGGAAAACCAGTAGTACCTACAATAATTAGAAAAGGTGAACTAATAGAAGAAGGTGATTTTGACAGTCTTGAAGAATGTGAAAATGACAATTATACATTAGTTGAAATTAAAGGAGAATACATCTGTGATTATAATATAGACACAGATAATTATTGCCGTTACAAGAAAATGCAAAAATATTATAATGGTGAACCTTCAGACCCAGCACAGTATGTTAAAGGAGATATATTGTATTGTGGATGTAGTAAAGAAGAATGTAATGGTACACCAAGATACAGGGATAATTATGATACTATGTGTAGTGGTTATTTCTCTAAATATAGAATATTAAGAAAACAAAAATCACTTGATTGTGGTCAGACATGGGAAAATACTGATGAATATACAATTGAAAATGTATATGACTTTGATTTAGAATGTGGTAATGGTAATAACAATTGTGGTAATGTTGTAGAGGATATTTATTCATTACCTCTTACTGATTTTGTTGATTTCAGTTATAGAAATATCCAATATCATAGAATATGGACACAAAACGACAAACATTATTTATTTATAGCAGGAAATAATCAAAGCACCACAGTAAGAACAATGATTGTTATTTATGAATTAACATTCGATAATAAAAGAAACATCACCATAACAAAATTGCATAGGTTGATTACAAATAGAATGTATTTCAATAATTTGGATGAATTGAATAATGTATCAATTCCCTATATTGACAATGAATATTTTTATTTTGTAAATCCATTAGCAACAAGTGGTAATTCTATACAAATATATAAAGTGAAATTGTCTGATAGTACTATGGCATATAAAGAAAAAGTATTGGAAGATGATGAAAAATATCCTTTCTTCTGGTATTTTGTAAATGGAGAATTATATGGAATTGGTAGAGGACAGGAAACAAATTCATTTAAATATATTAAATTGGATAACAGTTTCAATGTAATAATCAATCAAGATTTATCTTTCTATGGCAGTTCAATTGTGTTAAATGAAAAGACAAATCAATTGGAAATTAATAAGACTGAAGGTGAGAGAAACCAAAATAAAACATTTGATAAAATCATTAAAGTTAATCCGACCACTTTAACAATAATAGGTGAGGAAAATATATTATATAATGAAGAAAATTATAATATGCTTATGAATAATGATAATGGTTATGGGTCTTATTATAATGATTATAATGTTAAAAATTGGGCTACTGATAATCAGACTCAATTGATATTTTTGAAGAATGGAGATTGTTTAAGAGTTTATCAGGACGATAATAGAGGAATTACACAATATTTTATCAATAACATGAGAGTAAACTCTTTATATGATTTTTCTTTACCAAATCAAATGCAAATATATTATGAACATTATACATAAATATGTTTATACAAAAACAATAATATAGATTATGGCAACAATTACAAGACAAGGTAATAGTGTAGTGATAGTCAATGGGGAAGTTACCAACCAATTTCCCCTTAACACTATTTTCGCACATATAGATAAGAACTCTCAATCATTGGACATTAAATTGAGAGCAAGCAGAAAAACAATAATGTCATTGGATTACAGAGAAGTGACAGAACCAGCATCCAACAGTGCTGAAGAATTACTTACTGCTGTAACACCTTTGTTCTATGCATAAATAAATTTATAACCAAGATGACTTTTCCTCTTTCCTTTACAACAAGAAGATACATGAGCAGGGTTAAATCCATATTCTTTAGTTGATGTTAAACTTGAAAATATTCTTAATGGAACATCGTCTAAAGTAAGTTGTATTATTCTTTTACTTCGTTTATGCTTTCTTCTTTCAATAGATGTACCATAATTTACATTATGTTTTTGTGTACACCATTCTAGATTATCTACATGGTTATTGGAAGGGTTTTCATCTTTGTGATTGATGTATGGCAAATTATCAGGGTTTGGAATAAATGCTTCAGCAACTAATCTATGAAGTAAATATTCTTTTTTTTCATCAGTAGCATTTTTCATTAATGCTAAATGTTTATAACCAAGATTATTGATAGCAGGTTTAAGGTAACGTCTTATTCTACCTAAATTACTTACTTCATAAATTCCTTCAAATCCTTTTATTTCTTTCCATTCTTCTTTCATAATAGTAATATTTAAAAATTTATATGCAAATATAAGAAAAATAATTTTAATGGTAGTACCATTAAAAGTTAATAATATAAAATAAGTATGTTAAAAATTTCAAAGAGTGGAAACTCTATTTTAGTTGAAGGTATTGAAAATAACTTTTATGTTGATAATGGTAAGTTGACATTTCCTTCAAATTCATTAATTCTTACAATTGATGAATCAGACATGGCTACATTCAGAAGTGCAGCAAACAACGATGTAATGTTTTCAGGATTGATTGAAAATATAACAATCAGTGATGAAGCAGTAACTAAAGATGACATTATTTCCAAATTCGGTGTCATTGCCTATTCAACAAGTGGTGGCGGTGGAACAGGAGCGGTAAGTTCAGTGAACGGGCAAACAGGTGATGTAGTAATCACTGCAAGTTCTTTAGGCGCAGCTACTAAAGCTGATTTGGATAATTATGCTACAAAGGATGAACTGGATGAAAAACAAGAAGTGTTCCAAGTGAATGCTCCAATGTCTTTCAGCCGAGATGAAGCAACACAAGATTTACATTTGTCAATTGATTTGAGTGGTTATGCAACCAAATCAGAGATACCAGATGTAAGTGACATGGAAACAAAAACTGATGCTGCTGCAACTTACCAACCAAAAGGTGATTATGCAACAAAAACTGAATTAGGTAATGTGTCTGCTGAAGTGGAGTATAAGGCTGACAAGTCAGATGTGTACACAATGCAGGAAGTTGACGCTAAATTGAATGGTAAGCAAAACACACTTACAGCAGGAAGTAATATAACATTAAGTGAACCAGACCCAACAACAGGTAATGTTACCATTTCATCAACAGGTGGAAGCGAACCAGTGGATGCATACACCAAAGAAGAATCAGACAATAGATTCCAAGGTAAACTGACAGCAGGTACTAACATTACCATAAGTGAAGATAATGTTATTTCGGCTACTGGAGGTGGAGAATCAGGTGTAACATCTGTTAATGGTCAGACAGGAGAAGTTGTTTTGGATATTCCAACTGCTCAGGTAGGGCAAGATGGTAGTTCAAGCAATTATGTATATTCTGATACAAATAATAGGGTGATAAGAAAACTTAATGTTTTAGAATTATCTAGTTCAATTCAATTACAAGCTGTATATTGGGGTGGAAATGGTTATGATGGTTCAGGTATTATTTCAGGTGCAACAACAAGTAAAGCAGGTGTTATGTCATCAGCAGATAAAACCAAATTGGATTCTATTGATACAGCAGAAATAGAACAAGTAATTGGTGATGTTGCTGCACTTCAAACTGATGTTGAAGGAAAACAAGATACCTTGGTTTCAGGTACTAACATAAAGACAATTAATGGAGAATCAGTACTTGGAAGCGGTGATATTGTAATATCAGGTGGTGGAAGTACAGATTGGAATGATATTACCAATAAGCCAACCATCCCAAGTGTACAAGGCGGCTCTTCTGGAACTAATGTTCAATATATATATTCCAGTAAAGATAGCTTAAATTACAGAAGTGTAGCATCTCAAAGATTAGTACAAAAAGGTGGCTATACCTCAATGGAATATTGGTATTGGGGGCAAAGCGAAAAAGAAGCCACTATCATGGATTTTCCATATGCAACTTCATCAAATGGCGGTTCTATGTCACCTTCTGATAAATCCAAACTTGATGGTATTCCTTCAATGTCAGTATTGACACAAGCCGAATATGATGCATTACCATCAAAAGATGCAAATACTTTATATTTCATTAAAGAATAATTTCAAATAAATTTATAATAATATGATAAAATTAGGAGAAATTAATATATCATCTGTTAAACTTGGGGATAGCAATATCTCCAAGATTTATCAGGGGGAGACACTTATATTTGGTGGTAGCACACCTATCGAGCCTGTATTACCAGCTGGGAGTGAATTTAATTTCAATGCAAAAAGATTGCAGGCTGACGGTTTGACAATATTAAATGATGTTGATAATGGTTCACCTTTAACATTTGATAAAACAGTCACATTAAATAATGATTACATTGAAATAGACAGTGTTTCAGCTACTTCACCAATTAATTTGGGGGGCACTTACAATGAATTGAATTTATTAATGTGTCTTAATAATAATAATATTAATAATAATAATAATAATATTTTAAATATTATTAAAACAGGTTTTAAAACGATTACATTATCAAACTCTTCTTCTGGCATTTATAAAGGTTTTTACTATCAAAATAATATAGATACCACTAAAACTGCTTTAGCATACATTGAATATGAACCTTTTGATATTATACAACTTAATGCAACTACACAATTCAAAATCGTTGATATTACTAAAGGAACTGAATCAGTATCTTTTTCAACTGTTGCAACTGAAGTAACACCAGACTTTACAATGTATAAATTTTTCGTTGATAAGTTTGATAGTGAATATTGGCTTGGACAGTTCAAATGGATATATCTAACTTATAATCCATTATCAACTGATGATATTCAAAATATAATTAATTTCAATAGTAAATAAATATACTATAAAAATGGATAAATATACTATTGTTTATCCATTTTTTATTTATATAATATGTTTATATAAAAATAAAATAATATGGGCAGACCAAAAGGAAGTTTGAACAAACCTAAAAATAACAAATATGAAGTGTCAAGAAAAAATGACACAGTTGTATTGAAAATAAATATGGAGAAACAGATTGCAGGTGCTCCATTAACAAGAGATTCAAATAGAGGGTGGATTAATTTTGGTGAAAGAAATATGTACCCTCTTGATTTATCCACTCTTTATTATAATTCAATAGTTCATAAAGCATGTGTGGATTTTTGTGTTACAGCTATAATTGGTGAAGGAATAGATTATGATGCAATGAAAATCAATGACAGCGAGAGTGTTCCTAATTATGGTGAAACATGGGATGTTTTTCTTGAAAAGATATGTTTGGATTATGTATTATATGGTTCATATGCTTTCCAAATAATAAAGAATAAGGATGAACAAACTTATTCCTATTATCATGAACCTATTTCAAATGTGAGATGTGAGCCAAAAGATGAAGATGGTGTTATTAAGAATTATTATATTTCAAGTGACTGGACTAACATTTCAAAATATCCACCTATTAAACTACCAAGATTCGGTTTTCAAGACGATGAAGAAATAAAGAGTGGGCAATCTTACTTATTCGTTTATGAATCATATTTGCCAGACATGGAATATTATTATTCTCCAAACTATGTTGGAGCTTTGAAAGCCATTCAAACTGAAATTGAATTGATAAGATTTGATTTAAGAGCCGTGTTGAATAATTTCTCTGCTTCTGGTGTATTGGCATTGAATAGAATTGAAGATGATAATGAAAGAAGAATGGTGCTTGATAATATCCAAGCTATGTTCACTGGCTCTGATGCAGCAAATTCACTTATGATTACTTTTAAGAATAATGATGATGATGTACCTGTATCGTTTACTAAAATTGACAAGGATGTTAATAATGTTGATTTATTCAATGCATCGAATGATAGGAATATTGACAGAATTGTTGCAGCACATAGAATACCAAGCAAACAATTGATAGGCATATCATCTGATAATGCAATGCTTGGTGGGACTGGAAATGAATTGAATGTGGCTTATAATCTATATAATAAAACCATTGCATCAAGACAGAGAAACAATATAGTTAGAACTATAAACAGAATGTTATCTTTAAATGGTATTGATACTCAAATTATATTGAAACCTCTTACTTTCAATGTTACAGAGCCTACACAAGTGGTTGAAAGAATCAATGAAGATACTATTAATGAAGATAAAAATATCACTGATACATCAAACATTGAAGAGAAAAGAACTAATGAAAATAATGATAATGTAAACATCAATTAATATATGGCAGAAATTAAACCGATAGTACCTGTGGTAGAGATACCTATTATTATAAATGAAGCTTATTTCAAAGCTTATAGTCCAGTCCCTAAGAATTATAATTGGGAAGAAATAAAACCATTCATACATACTGCTGAAAAGATATGGCTTGAACCTATACTCGGTACACCCCTTTATGAAGAGTTATTGGAACAGGTAAATAAGAATGAAGTAACACCTGAAAACAGCACTTTGTTGCTTCAAATTTACCCTTATCTTTCAATGTGTGCAGTATATGAAAGTTTACCTTTCATTATATTTCATGTAAGTGAAGTTGGAATTACAAAAGGTAAATCTGACAATTCAGATAGTCTTTCATCAAAAGATACCAATTATATCAATTCACATATTAAAGCGCAGATTGAAGTATGTAAAACATTACTTAAAAAATTCTTAAACGAACATTCTGATACATATCCTTTATATCGTCCTGATGATTGTGGAAGTTGTAGTGAAAATGTGTGTGAAGATTATTTTTGGATTGTAGATTATTATAATGGTGGTTATATGGAACATGATTGGATATATTATGTTGCTTTATCTGAACAACAAAGAAAAAAACCCAATCCAAATTTACAACTATATACTACCAGACGACCTTATCTTGGAAGAAGATAAAAATAAAAAAGCCCTTCGTTTCACAACGTGGGGCTTTTATGATTAAATAATAACTAAAAATTCTAACATCTATGAAAGTACCAAGACTATTTATCACAAACCATCTTGGGAGTAATGTATAATAAAAATTCTAATTAAAAACAATATATAAACTTAAAATAATTTCTTTTTAACTCTTTCATTTCAATAAGGGTAGGAGACGAATATAGAATATGTTGATATATGAAATTTAAAATGAACGTTTTTGTCTCCTACCCTGCAACAACAAATAAAAACTTTAAAAAACAAAATGAAAGAATTTAATTCGTTTTTCACAATGCAAATATACAATTTATTTGTTTATCTTCCAAAATTATATATTTAAAATATCTTAAATATGTTCCCTTACCTGCATCAATATATGAAAATATTTCTTTCCATTTTCCTCGCCATTACATTCAATCATATGGTCAGATAATAGATTATGACTCAACATTATAAGTGTTATACTCTTTGAAAGTCTTTCTACATCAAAATGCAGTTTTTGACTTGTGAAGATATTGATGTAATAAGCTTTGTTAGGGTAAAACATATAATCTTCAATCCTTGTAATGAAATCACTTATAAACAAGTCATTCTTATCATCAATATCCAATTCCAACATACCACCATAAGTAGTGTTTATCCATTCTTTCTTGTTGAATCCATCAGTTTGTATTGTTCCCATACATTCTATAATTATCTGATTTGAAATCTCTTTTTAAATTCAGGAGTGTATTCTGTGATAAGTTCTATTAATTCTTTCACACTTATATTTAAGGTACTTGAAAACCTTATCTTGGAAGCTCTTCTTCCCATCATATCTTCAATCCTGAAATATTCAATAACTTTTTCCCTTAACCATGAAACAATATCATTATTAATTTCTTCTTCATTGTTTAGTTCTGTATTTAAATATTTTTTAAGTTTATTGGAATCAAAACCATACCATTCATAACAATGAACTGTTAAAATATATTTTCTTCTATCTTTATTGATATTCACAATAGCACCAGGTATTACTTGTTTAATCATCCATTGATAAACAAATTTATTGAAATTCAATGTTTTACCTAAATTAAATTCAACTGTGAATTTATCACCTTCATGAATATCATAGAAATGTAATTCATGGTCTAAACTTTCTACAAACTCTTCAAATTTTGCTCTTTCAATTGATAAATCTTTCATATTATTTTATTTTCAAATTGTTTATTACTGTTGTTTTCTAATCACACTGCAAAGATAAGTAATTCTTTTCAATCTACCAAACTTTTAATGTTAATTGATGTTAATAATTGAATATCACATTGCTTACATAGATAAATGAATGGAATTGCCTTCACTATCTTTTCAATTGTATTGAAATTTCCTTCACTGACACTTGATAATATTATCTTTGGGTCACTGTTAATAAGTATTTGGAAATTGTAATTTTTTCCCTTAACTGTATAAATTTTACTTTCTTTTTCATTGAAATTGTGATATGCTTTAAACAGCCTATTCACAATTTCCAAAATTGTTTCTCTATCCATAGGTTATTATTTGTTTGTTTAATGGGGCTGTGACGCATTTTAAGCTATACCGTTTGAAAGAACTCCATTAAGGTAATACTTTGTATGCCCAAGCCCTTATTTGTCTTTATACACCCAAGAAATTAGAATATTCCAAAATATCCTGTTCAGTTCCTTTCTCTGTGATTATTTTCATTACAAGTGTTTTTCTTGGATAAGTCCAAGCCCAACTGCCAAAATCATTATCACCTGGGTATCTTAATTCCTTTTCATCAGTTCTTACCCATTTACCGTCTTGGTAAAGAAACCAGTTATCATTTTCCCATACTCTCTTGAAGTCATTACCTTTCTTAGTAAAATTCAGTTCAATCATAATTTTTATTAATTTAGTTCATATTTGAGTTATATTTCGATTATCTCTTTCAAGACAAGGAAATCTATGTCTTGGAATAGTTTTTTTTCCAGCACCTTAAAAGAATGGCTTACAGCCATAGTATTAGTCCTGTTATACCTGATAGCTTCACCATTGAAGCTATCAAAGGTATCATAATATCTTTTTCCAAGGGAATATTTATATTATATCTTGAAATAAGTTGAATTATATTAGTTAATCCTAACAGGGCTATGCACCCTAATACCAACCAAGTTGAAAAAAGAAAACAGTATTTACCGATTATCCAATGAATTTCAGTTATATCCATAGCATACTTTATGAGATATTGGTTGGTTACAAGCAATATCGAACAAAACATCAACTGTTTGGAAACATTTATAATTTCATTTTTCATATAATTTTTAATTTAACTTGTTATATATCTCTTGGAATCACACTGCAAAGGTAAGTAATTCTTTTCAATATACCAAATAATAAATCTTAAATAATATTAAATTGGATTACAAACCTTAAATATTGGAAGGTTTACCTTCCACATGGTTTGTTATTTAATCTATTCCAATTAATTTTAAAAAGAAATTAAATTAAAATAATTCCAATATCTATTGGATGATAAACCCTAAATATGGAGCTTTAGCTCCCTTGGTTTATAATATTTGTTATACATAAGGAGCGAAGCGGATTTGATAGTTTTATAACTTTTTTCAAAAACATGCTATAAAACATATAAAAAAATTTGCATTTCTCGAATTTTTGTATATAAATAATATATTATACTAGTAATGATATATTGTTAACTAGTATAACACTAATAATGTTATTTTATTTTAATTTATTTTTAATTATAAATTAAGTTATAGTTTTAGTTATATATTATATTTTCTTTTTGTTACTTTTTCTTTTAAAAAAATCCTTACATCTTGGAAAAGCTGTTCATTCCAAACATTATGTGTTACATTTTGTAGAACATTTTGTACCTGTTCCAAGAGGTATTTGAAATTTACTTGATAGTTTGCGATTTTAGACACTTTCTCCCTTCAGGTGATACTTTCCCTTACCCAATGGTAGAAAATCGAAAATAGAGCAAATGTATATGCTTAAATCGCATGTATTGGTTCATGGTGTATCATGTCATTCCAATATACCCTCTAAAACGCATTCTTTTTATGAGTATAAAGAGAAACTATTCCAAGTAATACATTGCCTTACCTTGGGAGAGTTCTTTCAAAAGGTTTTGCTTAAAATGCGTCATTTTGAATAAGTGGAGTTACATACCATTCCAATACACCTCGAATTTCATATGACAGAAGTCCAAATTTCGATTTTCTTCCTTCAGGTGATACTTTCCCTTACCCAATGGGAGAAAGTGTCTAAAATCGCAACCAGTACATTAATTTTTATATCTGAAAATAAAACAACAGGTGGTTTTAAGATTTCCATTACAACAAGACCATATGTTTGGTTGGCGAATTCCAGTGATTCAAATTCATTTATTTTTTTCATGTTTAAATTGTATTGAATGACAGGTCTACTAAATGGATGCGGTTTTCTTTTTGTTTCCAATTTATTGTTTGTTAATGCAGCATTTTCACTTTTCAATAATGCAATTTCACCCCATAGTTCGTCTAGTTCTTTTCTAAATTCATCATAATACATAAATATTCATTTTTTAAGTTAATTAATAATTATTTTTAAAATTCACTATGCAAAGGTAAATGTTTGTTTTGACTAATACAAATTTTTAAATATGTTGTAAAACATAAAAAATAATTCCTAAAGGGGGTTGACTTTTAAAAAAAATGCATTATTTTATATACAGAAACGTTTAAAATCGCATGACAGAAGAATATATCGAATATATTGGAAAGAATGTTCCAAGCAAGAAAAATTCAAAGATTATAACCAGAAACAAACGGATAATCTCTTCCAAATTGACAAGGGAATATGAACAGTGGATTGCTCCTTTAATGCAGTCAAATTTAAAAGAATGGCAGAAAATGACATGTAATAAAACATATCCTTTCAAGGTAGGATTTTATTTTTACAGGGATTCTAGAAGAAAGTGGGACTTTGTTAACATTATCCAGACAATAGCTGATGTAATGCAGGATTACCAATACATTATTGATGATGATACCAAACATTTCATTCCAATATATTTGGGAGAAGAGTTAACAAAAAAAGAAAAAAGTGGATTTAAAATGAAACTTTTGTAATTTAACAGATATTTATAATTGTAAAAAGAAGTTAAAAATATGAATGAAGTACAAACAGCAAAAGGATTGATAACACATTTTATCAATTTATATCGACAAGGAAAATTCACAAAAGAACAAATGAATGTTGAATTGGATTTTCAAAAAAGAAATTATCCAACAATGTACAATGAAAGTTTAAGAATAATTAACAGTTTAAAAAATAAATAAAAAATGAAATTAGTAATAGCTATATTATTGGTAATCATTGCAGTATCTCTTACTGGATGGACTTGGTTATGGTGGTTGTTGGCTCTGCCGATTGTTATCTTTTTAGGTCTGGTTATTGGAGTGTGTCTTTTTTTTATGATACTAAATATCCATGAATACATACAAAATAAAATAGAAGAATTTAAACAAAAATGATGGTACAAATTAATTTATACACAGCACTAAGAATTATCAGTTTATTGGAAAAATTGAATTACAATGAAGTTTCTTTAACAATCGGAGAGTTACAGGAAGCTATCAATAATCCAATAAAAGAAACAAACAGTTCAACATACAACGGATTAATATACACAGATGATATTGATGTGGTTGAAAATGATGACAAAACGAATAAAAAGAATAGAATTGGTTTAAAATGAAAAGAGATATAAACAAAAAAGCTGAAGAGTTCCTTCAAGCTGTATTTGATATACATGAAGATACACTGGAAAATGTGATGTATTACAAGAGAATGTTTGACAAATATAACAAATACAAAGTAATAATCGGGGACTTACCAAATAATTTCTCAACAAGTCTTATATTGGATTCGATATATTGTACTGACTTGGAAGAGATGGTTCATATCGTTAAGAAAGTATGCTGATTACAATTTTATTTATATGGTTGTTCATAGTATATTATAATGAAACCATAAACGGGATTAAATCAATATTCCAAGACATATTGTTGGGTATCACCTATATGATTGCTGGAATTATTAGAATAATAATATTTATTAAAAACAAATGGAAATCTGTAAAATGAGAGTAAAAGGTAAGAACAATAAGTTATATGTAGTACATGCTGTTTCCAATATAGATAGACTATATGAAGATTACAGTGACTTGTTAAAGAAATATAACGGATATATAGTAAAGACGTTATATGACCTTAAAAACATAAATAATAAGACAATATTCTATATTATTGAAACAAATGTTTATTATGTTGTAACACATAAATCAATGGAAGAATGTATGTCAGAATTATTGGAAAAATATAAAAATGACAAGTAGTTTTTTTAAAACATCTGAAAAAATAGATGATGAATATTTCAATTTCCTTAATGACAAAATGAATTGGTTTACAGAAATGAACAGAAATGAACTGTTAAATTCAATTGACTGGACTTGTGTGAACAGAACAGGGGCGACAACAAATTGTGAATTGAAATTAAGGGATAATCACATCAATCAATATGAAGATGTTTATATAGAAGTAGGAAAATATAAGAAGTTGATGGATAAATGGAATATGGGCAAAGAAGTACCTTTATATATCAACTTCTTTCAATCAAAAGAATATGTGGCTATATGGGATTTAAGAAAAATTAAAAAAATGAATTTTTATCCATTTACCAAAATTTATAATAAAGGGAAAGGTAAATGGGAAACAGTTGAAAGATATGGTCTATTTCCAATAGATGCTATGTATTATATTTATAATAAAGATACAGACAAGTATGAAAGACAGTGGCAGGAAGAATATCAGAAATAGATAAGAACAAACCAATAGACCCATTAAAAAAAGAAATAGCTGACAGATGGCTAAATTATATCAATTCAATTTATATTGAATATAAAAATAAATTTGAACAATATTGCAATTCAGTTAAAAAAAAATTTGAAGAAGATGTTTATTCTGAAACAATATTAAACTGTTATGATTCCATTTGTCGCAATGGTCTTAAAGATACTTCAGAACAGGGTATGAAAAACTATCTGTTCCAATCATTCAAAATGAATATAGTAAGAAGCGTTACATATGCCAGACAGGCAAAAAGAACTTATAATATCGACATAAGCGAAGCGCATGAGGAATATCTCATGAAAAATGAACCTCTTCATTTAAAGATAAAGAAACAAATGTTGAACGACTTTACAGTCACTTATATTCTTTATAATGTGGAATTAAATTTTGATACTGTAAGTTTTTTCTGTTTCAGAATAAAGCATCTTATTCCAAAAATGACATATCAAATGCTAAGAAATATAACAAATATTAATGATTGTAAAAAAAGGGTCACAACAATAAATAAATGGGTGAGGGATAACATAGACAAGCAGGAAGTATATAAAGAGTTTATAAAGGCTTATCCCCAATTCGAATAATAATATGTTTAACTAAAAAATGAAATGAAATAAATGTGCAAAGAAATATGGAAAGATATACCAGGTCTTGAAGGGTTATATCAGGCAAGTAATTTAGGTAATATAAAGAGCTTGAATTATAATAAGACTGGTAAAATTAGAAAACTGAAAAAATGTAAAGATGTTTATGGATATGAAGTTGTTACTATATTTCAAAAAAGTACCAAAGTACATCGTTTAATCGCATTGGCATTTATTCCAAACCCAAACAATCTTCCACAAATAGACCATATAAATGGTATTAAGAATGATAATAGGGTTGAAAACATAAGATGGTGTACATGTAAAGAAAATATAAATAATCCATTAACAATAAAAAACATCAAAAAGATTGCTAAAAATAATAGATATTGCAAACCAAATAGACCTGATTGTTCAAAAAAAGTTGTTTCATATAAACCTGATGGGAGTGAAAAAACAATATGGGAAAGTATGAGTGAAGCTAAAAGACAGATAGGTGCTGATGTAACTTCAATTGGAAGGGTATGTAATAATAAAAGAAAAACACATATGGGATTAATATGGGAATGGCTATAATTAATGTAATTATTATTTTTTTTGTATATTTTTTCATAAAATACATAACATGGAAAATAATCGAGGATTTAAAAATAATACCAAGTTTTATAAATCATTTACCTTTTTCATGTTTGAAATGTTGCCAAACTCACACACTTTGGATTACATATTTAGTTATTTTTTACATATTAAACTATAACTGGATAATATTAATAAGTGGTATTATTCTAACTGTATTGAACGCAATCGCATTAGAATATGACCAAAAAACAAAAACAATAGATTATGATATTAAATGACAAAGATATAGAATTTATTAATTGGGCTTCAGGGGTAATAAACAAAGGCAATTACCCAAGCTCACAGGCAATAACAGACTGTTATAATCGCTGTTTTGCTGACAGGTTAAAGAAACCTGTAAACAATACATCTTGCTCACAATGCATCCGTCAAAGGGTGTTCGAACTTAAAAGAGATATGGATATTGAATTAAGTAAAATTAACAAAATATTAGAAGAGACATCTGAAGATAACCAATAATATAGGTTGCTTCAACATTAACTATTTAATTATTAAAAGCCTGACAGTTCGTGATGAATAGTCAGGTTTTATTTTTTAATATGTTTATTTAAAATAAATTAAGATAAATTATGGCAATGACATTTGAAAGAGCTGAAAAAGTGAATCAGCTATGGAGTGATATTATCAATGGTTATTCAAGATATGAGTTAATGAGACGTTTGGAAACTGACTATTATGGATGGAAATCAGACAAATGGGCACAGTCTCAAAGATATAAATACCTGAAAGAAGCATATGACAGATGTAGTATTGAGTTTGCTGAAAATAGGGAAAAACAAAGGGAATTGATGTATGACAGATACTTATCAATATATCAGGATGCTATTGATGCAAGGGATAGAAGCAGTGCAGCCAAGGTACTTGATTCATTGACCAAACTAATGGGATTGAATGAACCAGACAAGATTGATATTAAACAGGAAGTAAAAGTATCAGTTGATTTCAATATTAAAAATAATGAAGAAGAGGAATAATGGAAATAAAGTTAAATTTCAAAATCAATTTAACAGAACCTCAAAAAGAACTTTACAATGCCGTTAAGGATGGGAACAATAAATATATATTAGCTAATTATTCAAGACAGCAAGGTAAGACAACAATCATTATGTGTATAATAATTGAATATTTATGCAAGAAAAAATATAATATAGCATATGTGTCCCCAACTCTTAAACTATCAAAGAAAGTATTTAAAGAACTTAAACAATTGCTTGATGGTACAGGGTTGATAGCTGCATCAAATGCGACAGACCTTATCATAACATCAATCACAGGTTCTACACTTAATTTTTATTCATCAGAACAGGCAGATTCAATCCGTGGTGTTTCCAATGACATATTGGTTATTGATGAAGCAGCTTTCTTGAATGAGGGGACAGATGGGAACAACATATGGTGGAATATCTTATTTCCAACTATTAAAGTAAAGGGGAAAAAAATAATCATGATTTCAACCCCTAATGGTAAAACAGGTTTCTGGTATGAATTGATACAAAAATCTTTACAAGGAGAAAAAGGCTACCATTATATAAAGAAAACTATATATGATGATTCACTTCTTGATAAGGAAGATTTGGAAAGGATGAAAAAAGATTATCCTGAGCTGGCTTTTAGACAAGAGTTCTTATGTGAATTTTTGGATGATGCTCTTACTGCCCTTCCAGGCTACACAGAACAGTTCATAGATTATGAATTCAAACAAACTAAAACATGGATAGGTGTTGACCTTTCAGCAAATGGAACGGATAATACAGTAGTAAGTGTCATAAATGATTTAGGTTACACTATACAATATTTGATTAAGGGAACATTGGATAATAAATATAAACAAATAGCTGAAATAATAAATAACACAAATAACTTGATAGGTGGTTATATTGAACAGAATGGTATCGGTGAACCAATGTTAAATGAGATAATGAAACTTATCAAGCAAAATAAAAGAGATAAGATTAAATATTGGTTGACAACTAATGACACCAAACAGGATGCAATAAATTTACTTTCACTTGACATATCAAATAAGAATATATGGTTTAATAAAGATAATACAATGCTGTATTCAGAAATGGGGGTATTTATATATAAATTATCCAAGACAAGAAAAGTAATATATGAAGCTAAGGCTGGTTTCCATGATGACCATGTGATGTCAGTCGCTTTAGCTAATATGGCAAGGAATGATTTCAAAAGTTATGGTGGTGAGAATTATATATTTATTAAATCAAGGAAATCTGAAATATAAAAATAATATGTTTAATTAAAATTAATTAATATATGGCAAGACCTAAAAAAGTAGTTGTTAAGGATTTTGGAGATTTTATTGTTCCTGAAAAATGGGAAGATATTAATTTGAAAAAGTTCCAACAGATAATGAGATTATATGAATCAAGTGAAAACAAACCAGATATGGTAGACCTTATATCAATACTTACTGATAAGGATAAGGAAATAATTAAACAGCTTCCAATGGATTTTATTGATAAGATAATGGTAAGGTTATTGTTTTTGAATGAACCAATCAAATGCAATGATTCAAATAAAATAACAATTGACGGAGAAGAATATTTGATAAACCATATGGAACAGTTGAAATTCATGGAATATGTTGATGTCAATACATTGCTTGAACATGATAAACTGAACTATGCTGGTATTCTTTCAATCCTTTGTAGAAAAAAGAATGAAGAATATAATGATGATTATATCAATAATATTTTACAAAAAAGATTGGAAATGTTTGAGAAACAACCAGTTACAAACATCATGCCACTTATAGGTTTTTTTTTACTCTTGTCAAACTCATTCGAGACACATTTGCAGTCGTGTTTGACGGAAGGAAAATATCAAATAGACCAATTGCTGAAGGATATAGGAAGTTCACTCAAAAATATGGGTTTCAGAAAATACTCTATGATTTGGCAAATGATTCGTTTGAAAAAGTTGCAGAAATTGGCAAACAGTATCTAACGTCCGTTTTGTTTTATCTTACATACCTGAAAGACAAGAGTATGGCTGAGATGGAACAGGATGCACTAGAAGAACAAATAAGAAAATCAAGAAGATAAAATATGTTAAAACAATTAATAGAATATATTGGCAATACTGCTTTGAAACATGTAGCTGTAAAGCAGTTCAAATATCAGAAACGAATAATGATAAATCAGCAAAACAATAATGGGTATATTCAATTCATTATAGAGACAGACCCATTCTTTCAATTATTAAGAAGTGTTAACTTATTCACTGTAACATTAAACATTGATATTTTGGCTTTCCCTACATCCGAATATTCAGTATTGGATTGCCAGAATGATTGCTTCACTGTTGGAAATGAAGTGTTGCATTACATAGACACTGATGACTTGTTTATGGGACAGTTATCAGTATGGGATTATTCATTTCTTGCATTGGAAAATTTCACTGATGACAATGCAGCAGGACAAAGGATTACATTGGAATTGGTAATACCAGACCCGATTAACCTGTGTACATATATGGATAACTTTGATGAAGATAACATGCAGGTTGAAGTGGATGACAGTATTGATTTAGGTGAAGCATATCCACCTTCAAAATCAAATGATTTAATTTTAAATCCAATTAAATTACCAACTAAAAAAGATAAAAAATGACACCAGATGTAAGCAACGCAATAAAGGCTATTGCAAATGAAATAAGAATGCTTGCTGAATATATCATGGACAGTGATGTTGGTATCAATGAAAAGGTAAATAAAAATACATTAAAGGATTCATTATTGAAGAGTGACATCATGCAGGTGATAAGTGAGAGTGATAATGTGGTGATACAGACATTGTTCAATCATTATATTGTTTACTTGGAATGGGACAGACCGCCATTCTATAAAAAGACAACAGGTATTCCACCCATAAAGGCATTGATACCTTGGGCAAGGAAGAATGGCATATCAACTGACAATGGTACATTATATGCAATAGCTTATGCAATATTCAGGGATGGTCATAAAGGGAGACCCATATTGGCTACATTGGATAATAATGTAAACAATTATTGGAATGATAAATGGTCTGATGAATTGTTCCAAGCGATAATAAAAGAATTAACAGATTATTTCAAATAAAATGGATATAACATTAAATGGATTGTCAAATCCGTCAAATATAATTACATTTTCTGATTGCCCTACTATATTGACTGTACAGTCACAAGGAACTGGTATCTATGCAAATGCATTTATTACTATTGGTAATCTTAACAGTGTATTGTTGGGAACTGAATATTATATTGAAGTTAATGGCGAAAGAATATTGTCAACAAATGATATTAGTAAAGCTGTTGGTAGAAGATTCTATCTTACCAATCAGTCTAACATTACTAATCAATTGATTGTTGCAAACAAGATAGTATCAGCATTAAGGAACATACCTTTTTTGGAAGCCAGTTATAATGTATATCAGACAGTAAGTAATGGTACAATGAATGCTATTGTAAAAATAATGGCTAAGAATATTGGAAGTAAGTTCAACATTACAATTAACAATAATTTGCCAAGTGGTGTATTATCAATAAACAATACACAAGGTACTAATACAGATACTTTGGCTATGGGTAATTCCAATAAGATTTGTGTTGATGTATATGCATTACAAGGAACTGACCAATCAAGAATAAATTCAACAGTAGTAAGACAAGGGGATTATGTAACGACCTTGGAAAAGGAATATTTTAAAGATAGTGTTAGTTTTGATTTATCACCTTTACTGACAACATTAGTTGATTATGGATATACCACTGAATATAATATGGTTATTTATTCAATAATTGATACTAATTTCACAACATTGGGAAGTATAAACAAGAATTATATATCGGCTGGATATTTAGTAAACCAAGGTGGTACATTTATTCCTAAATTTACAGGTAATATTTTAGCTCAAAATGTTAAACGAGGTGAAATTAAATCAATATATAACAATACAATACTTTATATATATGAGCCTAAAATAGTATTCAGTTTATATAGTGACAATTCAGTGACTAATATGAATGTTGCTGTTATGTATAAAGATTCTGCTTTCAATACATTAGTATCAGATGTAGTACCTATTTATCCCAATAATAATTTGCAGACATTTGAAATTGATTTGAATATAGTTAATTTCAACAAATCAGATTATATTGATATTAATATTCCAAATGTAGGTATTGTAAGATATAAGATAATCAAACCCATCAACGCTGCAATTGATAATCAAAGAATATATTATACCAATTCATATGGTGGTACATCATTCTTTGACTTTACAGGAGATAGAACAGAAAAAAGAAAAACAACAATTGAAACATATCAAAAACAATTGTTTGATTATTATACAGAAAACAAATCGGAACTTACAAAAATATATGACAAGACTGTTGATATTACTGTTACATTGAAAACACATAACATGGAAAAGGATGGAACATGGCAATTTTATGACTTACAGAATTCTACTAATGCTTGGACTGTTGTCAATGGAAGAACTTATTCAATAAACATAACTGATGTTAATATTGAAGAAACAACGGTAACAGGTATATATACAGCGACAGTAACTTACACTTACTCTTTGGCTGATTCATTTTAAATAAGGATTCATCCCCCATACAATTCGGTATGGGGGATTTTTGTTTAGTAATATGTTTAGTGTAAAATATTAAATAATATGATTCAAAAAAGACATTTAGTATCAATTGTTGCCAATGGGCAGGAAGTTGAATTATATGACCAAGAAAGTTTGAATTTAAGAATCAATAATGTGTTGTATGACCCTACACAGATACAATCAAAAACTGCTGAATATTCATTTTCATTCAATTTGCCAATAACAAAAAAAAATGCGAAAATATTCAATTATGCTAATAATTTGTCAAAATTAAATAAATTTAATAAATTATATAATTGTAAAGTATATGCTGATGGATATGAAGTGTTTTCAGGTGATTTGAAGTTATCATCAATTAACAATGAGAATTTCAAATGTAATTTGGTAAATGTTAAAATAAATAAAGTGGAAGAGATATTCGGTGAAAGTAAGATGAATGAATTGAAATGGTATGTTCCATTCTTGGGTATTTCATCAATCAATGCAATAAACAATGATACAACTACTGATTATTATTTTCCTTTAGTAAGTTATGGTGTATTTCAAAAGAAACCATTGCTTGAATATTCAGGTATTTCACAATATTCACCAAAACATACATTGGACAAAACATTACAGTTATATATAGAGAGTTTTCCACCTTCAATGAAACTTACAGAAACTATAAAGAGATTGTTTCAAACAAAGGGTTATGATGTACAGGGAAATATATTTGAAGATGAAATTGCTACATCAATTTTTATGTCTGAATATTTAAAGGATAAACAAGACCCTTTATATAATTATGGCTCGGACTTGGGTAAATTGAAAGTAGACTTTACTTGGAAAAATATTGATAGGCAAGGTGCTGGTTCTTATTCTGCTGAAAGACCTTTGGAATATACATTAACACATCCATATGAAAAAGCATGGTCTGAATATAATTTCTCAGTAGCTAATATATGGGATTGTTGGGCAGCTGGTAATAGATACTTGACATCAATAAATTATGACAATGATAATTTATTCAGAAATAATTGTATTGTTGTTCCTGCTGATGGTTTATATAAGATTTCAATGGAAGTTGAAATGTCAATTGATGATGCTCCTTCAAAGATTGAAACTACTCAATGGGGCTGGAATAACGGAAATGTAGAAGAACAAAACACAGACATAAGCAAGAGTTGGGACAATTACCCTGTTGAAGTACAATTGGTAAGAAATACCAATGATTGTGAAATGATATATGGTTATGTATCTGGCAATTCTGTAACACCACATGAAGCACCGCCTGTTGGTTATAGAAGAACAAGTTCTGGAAGATACCAACAAATTGAAACTAAATATAATATGGGTTATATGCCTAAACATGGAGAATTTCTTTGTTATGACCCATATGTTTCAGAAAACTTCATATGTGGTTTGACATCCATTGGTGAATGTGCATCTGCAATGAAGAATGGTTATTCATGGTCAAGCGAAACATCAGTTAAAAATAATGTAAGATATAATTGCAATGGCTATTGGGGTGTTAATAATTCATTAGGTTCATATTCTTGGGAACTTACTGAATATAACAAAAATACATTACCAGGTGCTCCTACCAATTATATGTCATTGACAGGTGTTTATAAAAAGAAGGGTAAAGTGACATGTATCATGCAATTAAACAAAAATGATATAATTTCATTGAAATGTGTTGAAAAATATTATCCACAAAGAGAAGGTTCAAGAGGTATCACATATTATGATGTTAAATTAACAGGTAGCATTCAGTTTGAAGCCTTTGCACCTAATGCTGAAAGAGTAGTTGCAAGTTCTACACTTAATTGGAATGATGAATCTAAATTTGATGTCAATTTGAATTTAGGTAATTTTCTTAATGCTGAAGAGAAACAATCTGATTTTGTAAATAATTTTATAAAAGCATTTAATTTGTCTTATAAACAAGAAGGTAATGTTGTTTATTTGAACAAGCAATCAACTGATTTCAATCAGCCTATTTCACCTGTTGATATTGATAACAGGATTAATTCAAATGAAGCTGAAACCGAATCAATAGATTACCCGACTTATATGCAGGTGAAATTCTCTATTGATGATGAAGAAGCTGGTTTTTATGATAGTGTTCCTTCTGATAAAATAAATTTAGATGATTGGAAAAACTATGCTGATATAGGTTCTGAAAAAGTTATATTGGTAGAAAATAATGATTCTAAAGCAGAGGAAATTTCATTGAATACATCATATACTTGGTACACTACATTCCAATATATTCAATATGATAATGATGGAAATAAAATTGGAAGTAAAAATATCCAATTACCAATCATATCAAAAGATGAATATATGATTGAAGGTTATGCTTATGAAGATTCCATGAAGGTTGATGGCAAGGGATTAAAACAAAGATGGTGGTTCAGACAACCTGTTGATAATTCAATTAATTTATATTTAGTCAATGGTGATGATATATTGACTACAATTCCAATAGGTGTTAAGGATGATTTCTTGTTGAACTATAATAATGATGACAATACATTACTTACAAGATATTTCAATATCATTTCTATGGGAAATTCAAATTATGTTAACATTGAGTGCTACCTATCTCCATTGGAATATAAGATTATTAAAAATGGTGGTTTGATAAAATTTGATGATGATATTTATATTGTAAGTGAGATTTCAGGATATGACCCAACAGGTAATAATAAAACGAAATTAACCTTAATTAAAAAGGTTTAAATAATATGTTTAGTTAAAATCATATAAAATATGGCAAATGAAAAGAAAGTCTTTTCAATTCAAATCAATGGTATTAAGGAAAGTACTGATGCGATAGCTTTCCTTAATGACCAATTGAAGGATTTGGAAAAAAACATCAAAGACTTAGAAAAAAAACAGATTAAGATAAAATCAGGTACTTCAACTTCTGGTAGTGGAAGCAAGAGTAACAAGTCTCAATTAACTGAAGAACAAAAGATACAGCAACAAATCAACAAGGAGATTGAAAAGAGGGCTGCTATGCAGACTAAGGAATATCAGGAATTGTTGAAACAGAAACAAGCTACCAAAGAAGTTGCTAGTTTACAAAAACAAGTAAGTGAAGGTAAAATAGAAATCAACGATGAAGGTGTAGCTGAATTTACCAATGGCATAAGTCAATTAAAAGCTCGAATTGCTGAATTAAAAGTTGAAGCTGCAAATGCTGTACCTAAAGATTGGATGGGTGGGGATTTACCTGAAAGAGTAAATGAAATAAATGCTGAGATTAAAAAAATGACCGATGCTCTTAAATCATTTGAACAATCACAAGGTACATTCTCTCGTGGTGTTGGTGATTATTACAATGAATTTAAAAGAGCATTAGCTGATGCCAATAAAGAAATTGAAAAATCAGGTAAGACACTTCAAGGATTACAACAAAGACAATCTGCATTAAAAGGTCTTATAAATACAACCCAAATAGGTACTAAGGAATGGGAGCAATATAAGAAAGAACTGGATGAAGTAAACAGACAGTTAAATTCATTAGGTTCAGGTTTTAGGGCAGAAGATATTATCAATCCTAAAGTAGTCATTACAGTAAATGATTTGAAACTTGAATTTGATGACCTTGGTCAATCTGTTTCAGTTCTGGAAGATAAGTTATATCAATTAAGAATTGAAGGCAAAGCAAATACTGAAGAATATCAAAATATTGTTAATGAATTACAAAAAGTAAAACAGACAATAAAAGAAACTGATGATGAAATTGATGCGTTGACATCAAGGACAAGAGGTTTGGATATGGTTGTTGGTGCATTCCAAGGGCTTACTGCTGCCATGCAGGTAGGTGCTGGTGTTGCTGGTTTGTTTGGGAAATCAGAAGAGGATTTACAAAAAACTTTACAAAAGGTTACTTCATTAATGTCTATTGCACAGGGATTACAAGAAATCCATAACCAATTGACACAGAAGGGAACATTATTGAACAAGGCTTGGCAATTGTCACTTGCAGGTGCACAGAAAGTAATTAATTTGTTCAGTAAGACACAGAAAGCTGCCACTGCTTCAACTGTTACCAATACAAGTGCAATAGCTGCAAATGCTGCTGCTACCACTGCCACTGCCACAGCCACAACAGTAGCCACAACAGCAACCAAAGTATTCACTATTGCAATGAAAGGTTTGAAATTGGCTATCGCTTCAACAGGTATTGGTTTGTTGGTTATTGCATTGGGTGAATTGGTAAGTTGGTTGATGAAAGGTTCTGACCAAACTGAAAGATTTGAAAAATCCATGAAAAATATGGAATCTCAAATAACAGCAACATCCAATCGTTTAAAAAGTTCATTTTCAAATATTGATATGTCTATTGCTCTTGGTAATGAAAGTGAATTAAATGGATTGTTAAGAAAATTAAAAGAAGTTGAAAGTCAATATTCTTCAATTGGTAAAATAATTAGAGATATTGGTATTAAACAATATTTAAATAGTGGTACAAATAAATATATAGAAGAAGCTAAAAAATATGGTACTGAATTGGAAAATGTTTCTAAAAAGTATGATAAGGTATTAGGCAAACAAAAAATAGGTATAGAGAACACTAAAGATTATGAAAATGAATTATCTGACATACAAGCTTCATATGTTAAATTATTGACAGCATCGTTAGATGTTGTTTCCAATACAGAAAACCAACAAAGAGCTATGCAGCAATTAGTTTACATATATAAACAATTGAATGAAACTGCTATTGGTAAAACAGTTACTAGTAATCTTGAAAATATTTTACCAAAAAAAGAAGATGCTGAACGCTTGAATAATTATTTAACAATTGTAAACGAATTTGGTGAAAAATATATAGGTATTGAAAATGATATTAGGAAAAAAGTAGCTGATGTTAGAAAAAAAACTGAAGAAGATGGGCTTGAAGCTATTGATAATGAATATAAAAGACGATTAGCAGAAATTAAGAAAAATCGTGAAGCTGAATTAAAAGAAGTGTCACATGTGAGAATGAGCATCACAAATATAGCTGGACTTGGAACTGCTGATATTGATTTAAAAGAAGCTGAAGCTGCTATCAATAAAAAATATGACAGAAAAGAACTTGAAGCAAGAAAATCATTTGCAAAGGAAGTTGCCAATGTTGAAAAATCTATACAGAATAATAAAATTTCAATAATGAAAGAGGGATTGGATAAGACAATCGCTCAATTGGAATTGAATAGAAAATCTGAGATAGAAGCAGCAAAGGAAACTGGTATTAAGGTAGGTGAAGCTGAAAAAGCTATCAATGACAAATATGATGCTGAAATCCTTAAAGCCAAAGAGAACTTCTATAAACAGAGAGAAGAACAATACAAGCAGTTTGCTGAGAATTACAGACAGATTGCAAACAGTTTCTCTGAATATGAATATCAGAAGTCAACACAGCAAGTAAATGTTGGTTTGGAAGCATCTATTGGTGAAACTTCATTTGACACTGACAAGAGCTTGAATGAATCAGTCAATGAACAAAGAGCATTCTATGAAAAATTAATTCAATTAAAACAGGATGCTGCATTGAAATTGGCTGAAATCAATTTGAATAAAGTAACTGATGATAAATATGATTCATTGCAAACTGAAAACCAGAGATACCAAGAAAGATTGAAATTATTAGAAGATTATCAGAAACAAGGTATCATTACTAATGAAGAATATAATACACAGTTGGAATATGAACAGCAACAACATGCTGACATGATAAAACAGATTGAGGAACAGGCTTGGAACAAGCAATTGGAAATTGACAGGAATTATGTTAATGAAAGAAAACAAATCATAGCTGAAGGCAACAATGGTGTTATTCAATCTTTCAATGATTATTTCAATGAAATACAAAGATTGGAAGATAAAGCTATAACTCCAAATAAAAACACTGGTATTATCAATTATAAAGACACTAAAGCTAATTTAACTAAAGTTAAACAAGAATATAAATCTTTAATGGATAATATAAAACAACAGTTAAATACTTTGGAACAGGAATTTGCTAATGGAAAAATATCATTTGATGATTTCAAGACTGCTAAAAAAGAACTTAAATCATTGGAAGATTCAGCCAATCAATCAATGGAGAATGTAAATCAGACATTATCAACATTGGTTGTTACTGTTGCCGATTCAATAAGTCAGTTTGTAGGTCAATATTTAGGTGTTTTAAGTGGTTTATGGAGTACTTATAATGATATTGTAATGAGTTCATTGGACTACCAACAAGAAATGCTTGAAGAAGAATATGATATGTTGGAAGATGCCTATCAGAAACAAGAGGAATTGGTACAAAAACATACTGATAAATTGGATGAAATTGAATCTGAATTAAAAGATTCAAGAGGTGATAGGAGACAACATTTGATAGACCAATTAGCTGCTGAACGTGAAGCTCAAATAGCTGCCCTTGCTGAAGAACAAAAGATAGCAAAACAGAAGGAACAAAATCAGAAGAAACAAGATGCTTTAGAGAAAAAGCGCAGAGAACAAGAAAAAAAGAATAGTATTGTACAAGCTACAATCAATACATTTACTGCCATGACAAATGCTCTTGCTGTTCAACCTTGGTTTGTTGGTCTTGCATTATCAGCAGTAGCATTAGCAATGGGTATGGCACAGGTAGCCAACATCAAAAAACAGAAATATGCTGATGGTGGATTACTTAATGGTAAATCACATAAACAAGGCGGTATTCCAGTAGGTAATACAGGCATTGAGGTTGAAGGTAATGAATATGTAGTCAATAAGAAATCCACTGAAAAGAATCTTCCATTGATTGAATATATCAATTCAAATAGAAGAAAATTGACAAGAGATGATTTAATAAATTTCTTTGATAATGGTAAACAAGGATTGATAAATAAAGGTATCAGAAATAAATTTGCTGAAGGTGGTCAATTACCTGAAGTTGGAGAAATAGATGTTAAGTCACTTATCAACTATGAACCAGAACAAGATAATACACCTATCCAAGTACAAGTTGTTGATATTATCAATGCGACAGATAATGTAAGACAAGTTCAAACTATGGCAGGTTTATAAATTAAGAGAGGATAATGTTATCCTCTCTTTTTTATTAATATGTTTATTAAAAATTAATTAAAAAATAAATGGAGACAGTAGTAACCTATTTAATTGTTGGTGTCAGTTCAGTTCTATCTTACTTACTGGCTCACAAACACATATTCCCATTAATAATAAGTTGGTGGAAGGAACATAAGGATAATAAATTGAAATATAAATCTGATTTACAAGCAGTTGAAGAAGTAAGTAATAATATATATGCTAATCAGATAAAATTTCTTAACGAGCAAATTGATTCTCTTCAAGATATAATTTCGTCAAAATCAGAAGAATTAAAAAAACTTTATGATGAATTATCTAGAATGAGAATAAGAGTTAAGAACATTGAATTGGAACTTATTTCAACAAAAGAAGATTCAGTTGTTTATTTACAAAATTGTTGTTCAAAAAAGGATTGTCCTATGCGTGTTCCTTGCTCTGATGCTGACAAATTAATTGACAAATACATCGGTGCTTATGAAACAGAGGGAGAAGGAAAAATTTAAAATATTGACATTACTTATTATATCATTACTTTTTAATATTGGAATGTCTATTCATATAGGTTATCATCATACACATCCAGATTATATTGTAAAAACTGAAATAAAAGTTGATACTATTATTGAAACAAAATATGAGACAGATACAATTATTATTCCTGACACTTTATATAAATATAAAACTATTGTTATCAATGATACCACTTACATCGAAAGACGTTATAATGATTACCTATTTACTGACGATTATTATACTCTTTTTATCAATGCTGTTGATTTGAATAAATATAAATTGGATATACATAAAACTGACACTATAACATTCACAAAACAGGTTGAAGTTCCAATATATGTTAAACCAAAGGAAAAACATTGGTATTATGGTATTGGTGTAGGAGTTGGTTATGGTTTATTTAATAAAAAACCAGACATCTATGTTGGTATTAGTGCAGGATATAAATTCTAAGATATACACTGTTTATTGTTTGACACTGGGCATCGCTACCAAAGACACAAGGACTGTGCAGGGGAATGGGGTGTAACATTCCCCTTTTTAATTTTAATATGTTTATTTAAAAATAGTTATATATGGATGATTTATTTTTAAAGATGATACCTGTTATCCTGAACAATGAATGTGGTAAGGGTAATGGCTATGTGAATGATAAAGATGACAATGGTGGAGAAACAATATTTGGTATATGCAAGAAATTTTATCCAAAATTAAAAATATGGGAATCTCTTGAAAAATTAACATATGTTAAAGATAAGAAATCTTACCAACCGACAGAAGAAGAAATGGATGAAATTTTCAACATATATTATGTGAATTATTATAAACCTTGTAAAACAAATCTTTTCAATGACCCTGAACTTGGATTACAGGTATTTGATATGGCAGTCAATGCTGGTGTAAAAACATCAATCAAACTGCTTCAAAAACTTCTTAGAATTCCACAAGACGGTATTTGTGGTAGACAGACTATCAATACTGCTAATGTGAAACATGGTGTGTTGGAAGGTTTTAAAATAGCAAGAACGGATTATTATGTTGATATTTCAAAAAGAGGTAATAATAAGAAATTTCTTCAAGGATGGGTGAACAGGGTAGCCAATACACATCTGTAAAATTTACATTTTAATTAATATGTATATATAAAAGGGTTTAAAAAATGTTACAATTAAAAAAGAAAAAGAAAATCAAATGTTATGACGTTAGCATGGATAGTGATGTGATTGCAATATCATTGGTTGATGACCCTGCAATTGAATCAAACTTTATAGCCCTTTCCAAAGAAACTCCTAAAGTAATTTATCTTGAAAAAGAAGATAAGCATTTAATAATTGGAGCAGTTCTTATTCCTGACAAACCAATATATCGAAATCAAGACGGTGAGGAATTTTATATTCAATTTTCAAAAGAAACAATTGAGAAGCTAGCACATGATTATCTGATACATGATAGAAACAGTTCTGTAACAGAACAACATGACAGAATAGTTGAAGATGTGTATTTAGTTGAAACATGGTTAAAAACTTCTGAAATGGATAAATCCAACGAATATATGGATGTTCCAGTGGGCACTTGGATTGCAGCCATGAAAGTGGAAAATGAAGATATATGGAGTAAAGTCAAGAATGGTGAATTAAAAGGATTTTCAATTGAATCATTTGTTAATTTGAATGAAATAATGTTAAATAAAATAGAAAATAAAGATATGGCTAAAGAAGTTAATATGGAAGCTATACAGGTTGATGACAACTTTTGGGATAAATTAAGAGAAATCATTTCAAAGGCTATGGGTAAACCACAAGAATCAAACGAAGTTGAAAAGACTGTTGGTGAGATTGTGGATGAAATGGAAATTGAAGGTGGTTCAAAAGAAGAAAAACCTAAAGTAGTTGAACAAGCTGACCAAGCTGAAGAAGTTGTTCCTGCAATTGATGAACAAGTTAAAGAAATTGTAGATGACATCAATGAAAAAGCAGACACTCAGGAAGAAGCAAAAGAAGATTTACAAGCAGTTGTAGACGGGCTTCGTGAGGAAATAGCTAAGAAAGATGCTGAAATCGAACAATTGAAAAAAACAAATGCTAAATTATCTAAACAACCAAGCACTAAACCAGTAAAAGCTGAATTGGGAAGTCAAACTTCAAATATGGAAGCTGCTTTGCGTTGGGCTAGAGGTGATTATAAATTAGCAAATAAATAAGAATAAATAGTAAAAAATATTAAATAAAATGGCAGATTTTATTAATGTAGAAAACCTTACATACTGTGGTAAATATGCACAGGAAATAATGGTAAAAGAATTATATGAATCTAATTTAAGAGGTTATGGTTTCACCTATATGCCAGGTGTTAAATACAAACAACAAATTGTAACAGGAAATGTTGGTGACTTGTTCCAAGCATACACTTGTCCTTTCTCGCCATCAGGTGATGTTACTTTAAGTGAATCTTGGATTACTCCTGTGGTAATAAAAGTTAACTTGGAAAACTGTTATTATGATTTCTGGAAACTTTACATGAGTGAACAAACTGAAATCTCTTTAAATGGCGGTATTCCACAAATGTTCTTCGAATGGTTCTTCCAATCAAGATTGTTAGTTGAACTTCGCAGAGAATATGAAGATATTTTCTTCAATGGCGACACTGCATATGCAGGTAGTAAAAACTACTTAAAATTAGTTGATGGACTTATCAAACAAATGGGTGCTGACAACAACACAAAACACATCAAAGGAACTGCTTTCACAGTTGATAATATTTTAGCACAAGTTGAAGCATTATCAATGGCTGTACCTGAAGATGTTGTGTTGGATGATTTCAAGATTTTCATGAACATCAATGATGTCAGAGTATTGAAAGCTGCTTTAGGCAAAAGTTCACCTTTAACTGTTAACATTTGGAGTAACTTTACTCGTGAAGGAGAAAGAATCTTTGTTAATGGTATCGAAGTTGTTGCAACTCTTCAAGCAAGAAATTCAATGATTATGGGTCCTGCTAAAAACATTGTATTAGGTTATGATGTAGCTGATTCTGAAGTTCAATACAAATTGATTGATATGAGAGAAACTACTTTGGATAATACTTTCCGTGTAGGCGTTATTACTAATATCGCAATCGGTTATGCTTATCCAGAATTGTTTACAATCTCTACACCTGAATTGGAAAACAACTAATCATTGTTAAAAAATCATAATAT